CTCCTATTCCCGCGTTATTCTTTGGCCCGCCTAAGTGTGGTAAAACGATAGCTATTGGTCTCATGGCCAACGTTCTTATTCACAAGGGTGGCGTCAAGTGCGCGAATTTTGCCGATCAGAAGTGGTGCTTTCCGCGAGGTGTCGAGTATTTTAATGGGTATGCTGGACAGTACGTCACTTTAATGGACGACGTTTTCCAGATTGCGGACCCTACTCAGCTCACTAAGGAGACTGGCTTCATGTTTAGTGCTTGCTCTCCCATGCCCTACAATGTGCCGATGGCTGATTTGTCTTTGAAGAGGTCATACTACACGTCCTCTTACATTTTAGCCACTTGCAACATGCCAGACTCCACGTTAAATGCGCCTCAATATACCTTTGGGGCTAATTTGACGAAGTGCGTTACTTCTATGGAAGCCATGCTTTCACGCTTCGGCGATCGCGATCGCAAGGAGAGCTTCGTGTTTTATGTGCGCCCTGCTGGCGATTTGATTCGTTCCGGTCGCTTGGGTAGTCCGGATTTGACCCTTGAGGAGCTTGATACTAATTGGGAGTTCGTGGCTTACCGTCCGGGAAAAACTCGTGATGGCGTTGATTGCTTGGAGCGTTGTTCTGACCAGGAGAACCCTGACGGCCGCGTGTATACTTTTTCACAGGTCGTTAATCTCCTGGATACCGCTCGCCGGGCCAAATCACAGTTGGCTGAATGGGATGATCCGGTAAATGTAGGGCGTTTGCTAAGCGAACCGAGCGCTACGTCTTCTGACGTGGATCGTTTAGCCTACCAAACTATTACTGCCCATATTACAGCCGGTGGTTCTCTTTCCTCCGGTACGACTGCCGCGGTCGTTCAAGCTTTTGACCGAAGCTTGTCGGCACCGGCCCCTTCGTTGGGCTCGGAGGAGGGAATTAGAGCGCTTCGTCGTTCAGCGGCGTTGTCGCCTAGTTCTACCCCGGGCTCTGATGGATCGGATGCATCGCGCGTTGTTGAGCTGGATAGGGTGATCAGCGCCGCTGGCGCATTAACCGTTCAGCCACAGATGTTTGCGAAGCGTATTTTCTCTGCGGTTTCTGAGCGGGTTTGGCCTAAGACGCCGCAATCACCCACCAGCCCCGACGGCACCTCACCTCGAGAAGTCATAGAGTTAGACGCATCATTTGATGCTGTACCGGAAACTATTTTCGGTCGTTTGCGTAGTGGCATTGAACGTTTTATGGATTGCGCGCGCTCGCAGGCTCAGAAAGAGCTGGCTTGCGGTGTGACCGTGGGACAAGCGGCTGCTATTTTGGCTTTCGCCGCTTTGGGCGCTTCCGTCAGCGTTT